TCTTGTGCGCCGAAACAACTTGAATGACTTACTCTAACGCTGTATCGGAAAGGCGCGGGCTCGTAGATTTCTCACTTCGCCCAATTCTAAAAAGTGTAGAGGAAAGGCTTTCACTTCCAGATTTCGTCCCTAATCCAGTAATGACGCGTTTTGCGCTTGACGATTTTCTTCGCGGTAATCCGTTAGAAAGAGCGCAAGTCTATGAAATCCTAAACCGCATTGGCGCAATGAGCGTTGAGCAGATTCAACGAGAGGAAGATTTAATACCTAATGAAAGTTAATATTCCAATGGTCGTAACAGCGGCCGACACAATTAAGCGCACTATAACTGGCACTATTGTCACTTGGAACGAGCAAGGCAATACTTCAGTTGGCCCAACAGTATTTGCAGCTGATTCAATTGAAATGAAGCCAGTTAAGTTGCTTCTTGAGCACGACCGCACTCGTCCAATTGGCAAGATGGTCTCTCACAATGTAACTAAGTCTGGTATTGAAGCAACTTTTAAGATTGCCAATACTATGGCTGGAGAAGATGCTTTAATTGAAGCAACTGAAGGTCTGCGCGATGGATTTAGCGTTGGCGCTCAGATTAACGAATGGACAAACAACAAAGGCGTTATGCAGATTACTTCAGCAACTTTAGATGAAGTATCTCTAGTAACTGATCCTGCAATTGATTCTGCTCGCGTTAGCGAAGTAGCAGCATCAGAGAATGAAGCACCAAAAGAAGATTCTGACTTGGCAACCGCTGATTCAGAGAAACCAACCGAAGGAGACCAAGTGTCTGACACTACCGCTCCTGCTCCTGCCGTTGAAGAAGCGGTAGAAGCAGCTAAAGCAAATATGGTTGAGGCAGCTCGCCCAGCCTTTTACACAGCACCTCGCCTTGAATTCACAAAGGCAAAATATCTTGAGAATAGCGTTCGCGCTAAGCTCGGTGATGACGCTGCTCGTCAGTATGTTATGGCAGCCGATGATACGACTTCCAATAACGCTGGCCTTATCCCAACTCGTCAGCTAACTGAGGTTATCAATCCTCTATCAAATGCTGATCGTTCAACAATTGATGCAATCTCTCGCGGAGTTCTACCAGATGCTGGTATGAGCTTTGAGATTCCAAAGATTACAGCCGTTCCAACAGTTGAAGATGAGAACGAAGGCGATGCAATTGTTGAGACAGGAATGACCAACAGCTTCCTAACAGTAAATGTTAATAAGTATGCAGGTGGCCAGACCTTCTCCGTTGAACTTCTTGACCGAAGCAATCCAGTATTCTTTGATGAGCTAGTCCGTCAAATGGAATACGCTTACTCACTTGCAACAGATAAATTTGTTGCTACTACAATTATTGCCAATGGCCAATTAGCACCAACAGCCAAAGCAAATACCGCGACAGGATTACTTGAGTTCGTTGCTGAGGCAGCTGCTGAAGTTTATTCTGATTCTCTTGGATTTGCTCAAAACTTAATTGTTACACCTGAGCAATGGTCTAAGATTATGAGCTACAACGATTCAGGTCGTCCAATTTACACAGCTTCACAGCCACAAAATGCAGGTGGAGCAGTAAGCCCACAAAGCCTTCGCGGTAATGTTGCTGGACTTAATCTATATGTATCTCGCGCCCTCGGTAGTAACCTAAGCGCTGCTCCTGTTGGAGATGGATCAATGATTGTTATTAATCCAGATTCCTATACTTGGTATGAATCCAGCAGATTCCGTCTGCAGACAAATGTGGCTCTAAACGGCCAGATTGAGGTTGCTTACTACGGCTACGGCGCACTTGCCGTTAAAGTTGCGAATGGTTCTTGCCACTTCAACTTAACCTGATAAAACCCTAGTAGTGACGGCCAGTCCGCTCCCGAGCTGGCCGCTCACCTAACTGCTTGAAAGGATGACGAAATGCCAACGATAGTTACAGCCACAGAGCTAAGGACAATTCTTGGCGTTTCGTCATCCCTATATCCAGATGCTTACCTAAACGATATTGTTGATGCTTCAGAGAATTTAGTTTTGCCAATGCTAGTCACATTCCAGAGCAAGATAAACAAAGTAAAGCTTGAGGATAATGTCGCTTACTTTGAGACCGCAACAATCCAAGAATTTACAGAAGGCCAATCCGTAATTATTACTGGATGCGGATCACCATTTAACGGCACTCACACAGTATTAGCAGATGAGTTATCAGATTATGTCTTTACAGTCGCAATCACCAATGCAGATATATTGGAAAAGAATGTTATCCCAGCAGGAAACGCTGCGCTCTCTGGACTATCAAACTATGTCGGAAATGCCAATGCTGAAGCTGCAATTCTGGCTATCTCAGTCGAAATCTTCCAAGCTAGAACAGCCGCTGGTGGATCAATAGAAGGCATAGATTTTGCAGTAACCCCTTACCGCCTATCTAAGAATTTACTTGCCAAGGTAACTGGGCTACTAGGGCCATACCTTGATGTAGAGACGATGGTTGGATAATGCCATCAACAATTGCCACAGATGTCAGAGGCCAACTTAAAACCGCTCTGGCTGGCTGCAGCGCCAACATTTATGATTCAGTTCCAGAAGCGCCTATCGTTCCTGCAATAGTGTGCGTCCCAGATGCGCCATATATGGAACTTGAAGTCTTAGGCAAGACAACTATTCGCGTTAAATTAAATTACACAATAACTGCTTGCGTTGCATATTTTAGCAACGCCGCATCACTAGACAATTTAGAGCAATTAATTATTAGTATTCTTGGAGCGCTAAACGCTTCCAAGTATGAGTTATCGACAGTCGATAGGCCGTCAGTAACAACAGTAGGAACAACCAATTTATTGGTTGCAGACATACGCTTGAGCGTCCGCTACGAGCAAACCGCATAGGAGACCCAAATGCCAACAACAGTAATAACTGGGCGCGATGTTACCTTCACGCTTGATAGCGTAAATTACGATGCCCAAGCAACAAGCGCAGTCCTAAGCTGCGAAACTATCATCGAGACCTATCAGACTCTTGATGGTCGCGCTTATAAGTCCGTTGATAAGCAATGGACATTTGCAATTGAATTGCTACAGGATTGGGGAGTTGCAAGCTCTCTATTCGAAGCAATGTGGGCTGATGCTGAAACATCACCTAACACCACACTTACAGTTGCTTTTACAGCTGCAACTGGGGCAGTATTTACTTTCAGCGTATTGCCAATCTTCCCAACTGCAGGTGGAGCTGCTCCTGGAGCACTTACCGACACTTGGACGATGACAGTCGTTGGAACACCAACAGAGAACTTCAGCTAAGAGATCGGAGCATCGGGAGCTATGAAATTATCAATCACAATTGAATATAACTCTGGCGAATCAGCAACTTATATTGCTCAACCGCCAGAGTGGGCTAAGTGGGAAAAGGCAACTGGACACACTATTACCAAGGCTCAAGAAAATATAGGAATCTGGGACTTAATGTTCTTGGCCTATAACGCTCACAAACGCGAAAGCGCTGGTAAGCCAATAAAGAGCTTTGAGATATGGATGGAAACAGTTGCCGACATTAAGACAGGCAACGATGACCCAAAAGCCATCAGCCCGACAGCGTAAGGCGGCTATTAGTAATAGTTGCTCTTAAGACTGGTATCCCAGTGCAGTATTGGGATGATTGGGACGATGTAGCAACGGCAGTCGAGCTGATAAAGGAAAGGGATAGCAATGGCTGAAGAAGTGTCAGCATTTGACAACACAGAGCTTCGCCAAGTCTATAAAGCCTTTTCCTTGCTAGGTGACGAAGCCAAAGCCGAGGCTCGCCAGACTTCTAATAACCTTGCTACCTATCTTCAAAAGCAAATTGCCACTAAGGCTGGAAGTAGAACGCAAGGCCAACAAGCAATTAACAGAATCGTTAGCGGATCTAAAGTATCTAAGACCAGCACTACTGGCGAAATCAAATATGGCTTTGCTAGTCAGAGATTTAGCGGTGGAGCAAATACTCAAATGCTATGGGCTGGCTTTGAATTTGGCTCTAATAAATTTAAGCAATTCCCTGCATACTCTGGGAGACAAGGACGCGGCTCTCGCGGTTGGTTTATTTATCCAACCTTACGCCAAGAGCAGCGCAATATTGTGGCACAATGGACAGCGGCATTTAATAAAATACTAGATAAGTGGGGCATCGGTGGCATCTGATTCAAGAGCCTTAACGCTCAAGCTTTTAGCAGATACAGCGGACTTTCAAAAAAAGTTAGCAAATGGCTCTAAAGACATTGATTCGATTGGCGAGCGCGCTGCTGAATTTGGCAAGAAGGCGGCTTTAGCTTTTGCTGCCGCTGGAGCAGCTATTGGCGCATTTGCCGTTAGCGCAGTTAAAGCAGCAGCCGAAGATGAGACAGCTCAAAAGCGCTTAGCTGCAACTATTGAAGCAACTACTGGCGCAACCGCTAAACAGATTGCTGGCGTTGAGCAATACATTAAGCAGACTTCAATTGCTATAGGCGTTGCCGATGATGGTTTGCGTCCAGCATTTACGCGTTTAGTTAGATCAACGCAGGATGTTGAAGAAGCCCAGAAGTTGCTAAATTTAGCATTAGATTTAAGTGCCGCAACAGGCAAGCCGTTAGAAGCCGTAACTAATGCGCTCGGTAGAGCTTATGATGGCAATACCACATCACTTGGCAAATTAGGTCTAGGAATAGATAAAGCGGATTTGGCTTCACAAACCTTTGATCAAACTTTTAATCAATTAACCAGCACCTTTGGTCAATTTGCTGAGAATGAGGCAGAGACTACAACTAAGCAAATGGAGCGCGTAAAGATTGCCCTTGATGAAGCCAAGGAATCTATTGGGGCTGCTTTGCTTCCAGTTGTCCAAGAATTAACTGCTTGGATATTAGAAAACTTTATACCAGCACTAGAGGCATTTATCTCAGGATTAACTGGCTCTGGTGGTCTAAATGAAGGTTTAACTAAATCACAAAAAACAGCGGTCGAATGGGGCAAAAAGGTTAGGGGCTTTATCGACACAGTTATTGATCTTAAAGATGAACTATTTTTAGTTGCTGGAATACTAGCAACAGTATTTGTAGTAAATAAAATAGCCGCTGGGGTGACAGCAACTATTCTTTTAATTCAAGGATTAGTAGCTGCTTATACAGCTTTAAGGAATAGCGCAGTTGCAGCAGCTATTGCATCTCGATTCGCCTTAAATCCTTTAGCTGGTCTAGCAACTGGTGCAGCAGTAGTAGGCGCAATTATTGCTGCGACCAAATTATTTGATAATCAAGCAAATGCAGCTGCAAGCACTGGAAGTAATACAGTAAATGCAGCTAGCTTGCCTTTTGGTATTTCAGTATCGGCAAAAGGTGGCAGCGGAACTGGTAGCGGCGGCGGGGCTATAAATACTGGTGGTAAATTAACTACTGGCAGCGGTGGCAATCTAGCAACTGCAAGTCCAACTGTAACTCTTATTGAAAAAGCAAGCACTCCAATAAGGTCAGCTGGCGCATTTCCAAATGAGAGAATCGGTGCAGAAGGCGATTATTTAGATCGTAATAATGTGGTTATCAATGTCAATGCTCCATCAGCTATTGATGAAGAGGGATTTACCAGAGCAGTCGTTTCGGCGCTAAATAACACAGGTCGCAGAACTGGGGCTGGAACAGAGCAACTACTTATATGACCGCTTGGAATCCAATTTATCGAATCAAAGTTAATGGCAGCACAGTTACTAGCGCAACACTTAGCGGACTTACTATTACCTCTGGTCGAACAGATATTTACTCTCAGCCAATTGCTGGATATTGCAACCTAACGCTTATCGAGACTTCTGAAGCGTCAGTTTCATTTGAGGTTAATGACGCAGTAACAATTGAAGTGCAAAATTCCAGCGCAACCTATGTCAATTTATTTGGTGGGTTTATTACGGATTTAGGCATTACAGTCCAATATTCAGGATCAACTGCTACCAGCCAACAAATAAAGATAGTTGCAGTAGGAGCTTTGGCTCGGCTCAATCGCGCAATCTATACGGGCAACTTTGCACATCAATTTGACGGAGACCGAATTGAGGAATTGCTAAGCACAGTTCTATTTGACCAATGGAATGAAGTCCCAGCTGCCGAGACTTGGAATGGCTATGACCCGCTAGTTCAATGGCAGGATGCAGAAAATAGCGGATTAGGCGAGATAGACACTCCTGGTGATTATGAGTTGCACTCAGAGACTGGCCTTAACGACACAGTTTATAATTTAGCTTCTAGGTATGCCAATAGCGGATTAGGTTATTTGTATGAAGATGCGCAGGGCCGTATTGGATATGCCGATGCAACACACCGAAGCCAATACCTTGCGACTAATGGCTATGTTAATCTTGATGGCAATCACGCCATTGGCCCAGCCCTTTCCATAATCAAGCGCGCTGGAGATGTCCGAAATGCAATTACAGTCGGCTATGGCATTGGCAGCGCATCAGTAGATGATGAGGATGCAGCTTCTATATCGCTTTATGGCCAATTAGCTACCACAATATCTACAACCCTTAGGCATCAAGCTGACGCGGAAGCCCAAGCAGCCTTCTATCTACTTATCCGCGCCTACCCCCAATTTGCCCTACGGCAGATAACCTTTACTACGGCCAATCCAGAGATTGATGATGCCGACCGAGATAGCCTGCTAAATGTATTTATGGGTATGCCGTTGAATATTACTAATCTGCCATTCAATATGACCGATGGCGAGTTCCAAGGATTTGTTGAGGGTTGGACTTGGACTGCAAGTCTTAACCGCCTAGACCTAACGATGAACCTATCGCCCATAGCTTTCAGCCTGCAAGCCTTCCGTTGGAACTCAGTCCCAGCGGTAGAGAGTTGGAATACAATAAACCCATTACTGGAATGGATTAACGCTACAATAGTTG